GGGCATCGGCAATGGTATCAATGGAACTGACCGAACTGCCGAGGTTCTTCAGTGTGGTGGAAAGTTCCAACACTGTGTTCCAAGGCTCCTGCAGGTTATACTCACGGCGCACAATACGGGTGGTAACCGATAACCCCAAATCCTTATCTTCCACTCGGACATAATCGCCCAAGTTCCAAGCCTCATGCTCATACCCCGTCAGTACCGACAAGTCCATCGCATTCAGCACATAGGAAACGGAAGGCTTGCAGTATTCTGCAAGGCGCATAGTCGTGTATTCCTTCATCTGATAAGGGTTTGTAAAGGAAGAACAATCCAAAGTGGTAATACGCACTTCCTTGGAGTAAGTGAAATCCTCAAGGTAGGGTTTGCCGCCGTTGATGTCGGCAAAGGTCATGCCGTTGGCACCCGTAGCATAAAGCCTTGTTACAAGGGAACGGGTATCCACTACACGCTCGATGCTTTTCATGTTCTTCTTATAAGCAAACAAGGCACCGCTGTCCTTGCCATTGACCGTCAGCAAATGAACCAGTCGGTTCGGACAGTCAAATACAAGGTCGCCGCCGTGGAGATTGGCAATGCTGCGTAAGATGGAAAGTGCATTTTTCTCCGTACTTGTCCAAGTACGCTTGGAAGTCACATTGACCGTTCCCACGCTCCACTCGGTATCAGCAAGGGCATACGCCATAGCCACATCCGCCGTTTCTGCATCAAACTTCTTTTCTTCCTTACGGACAGAAAAAGTAAGGTCATAAAACTCCGCCTCTGCATATACCTGCGTTACCGTGTTTCCGGTGCTGTCCTTCACATCCGTAATGGTACGCACCTTATACACATCATCAACAATCTGGATTTTCTTCTCGTTCTCCAGATACTTTCGTTTGCTGTCACGAAACGGAATGGAAAATGTCAGAGTATCCTCACCGTTGATTTCTCCTGTTACGATAATATTGTAGGCGTTCTCCAGAATGGCCTCCCACGCACCATTGTCATCAAGCACAACCGGACGGGCATAGCCGATTTTCTCATAAGGAGCCTTCGGAATGTCATAAAGACGAATATCGATGAGTTTCGGTGTTTTGGAAATATCCGCAGTGGTCAGCGTAACTTTGAATCGGATATAGTTTCGGTTCGGAGACTGCAGCTTGCCGTCTGTTCCAACCGCAACCCACTCACTCCAATCCACAAGGTCATCACTGGTGGAAGTTTCCACCGAGGCGATTGCCGTTGTGCCTGCGATGTATTCGCTTGTATAGGAAACCCTGCCTGTACCGGAAAGATTGCACTCTGCCGCCTTGGTATAAAGCACACCGCTTTCGGGATAAACGCTGTCGGTTGCCTTTAGTGTCACACCGCTTGCATCGGTCAGAGCATCCACATCCGAAGAACTGTCTGCACCGTTACAGAGGATGGTGGCGTTGAAATAATCCACCAGATCATCTGCGGTAAGCGGCGAATCACAGTCCAGGAACCATTCATCAAAGCCACCTGCGTAATAATAGGTGTCGGCGTGCATACCGATAACAAGGTCAGCCGTGCAGGAACGGTTCAATTCTCCACCGATTGTCAAAACTTCGGATTTCCGTACCGGAAGAACGGTCACCAACAACATAAGTGAACTTCTTGTTGTTCGGCTCAATAACTCCGGCAATGAAATACCACTTGCCATTCTGCAAAGAGAAAGATGGCGTTACGGTCTTATCCAAAATAAGACTGCCGGAGGAATTATAAAGCATAATTCTCGGCTTGCCGGAATACAGAGACAGATAGAAAATCGGCTGTCCCGGACCGTAACGGGTATTGAATATCGGACAGAATGTATTGCCTACGGAATAAGTGGTAGGACACATCCAACCGCCCACGATGATACGCTCACCAAGGTTTGCAAAAATTGTGCCGTCATTAGTCACCTGCAGGTGGGTTTTCTCCGTAGTCGGATTATTGATATTAAAGCGAATCTGACGCCCTTTCGGACTTTTACTAAGATTGGCGGTTGTGCCACTCCAATTTACAACAGTAAAGTTGCGTCCATAACCGGAAGAGTCGGCAAGCGCCGTATCCTCATCCGGTGCAGACTCGTTGAAACGCCACAGACCAGAGGCGGCATACTCCGCAGGAAATTCTCCTGTGAAATCTGTTTGCTTATTCAGAATCATTTTCAGAGACATACCGTCACCTCCATCTGCTTTTCGCTTGAATTTGCAGTTCCGTCAGCGTGGCATTGTTTACTTCCACCGTGACGGTGTTCTCTCCGACAGCAAGGGTCGGAAAGTTCAGTTCCTGTAAATACGGCAGACCGTTTCGCAAAGTCTCGCCGTTTTCATCGACCACATAGGCTGTCATTTTATCGGTATCCACAACAAGGGTTTCTCCTTCAGAGAGGGTTGCGTTTACGATTTTCAGTTCCGAGCCGTTTGTGGTAATGCTGATATAATTACTTGCCCCTGCCGTTATCACACCCTCAATGCGATACACAGGCAAGGATTCAATGTTCCCGATAGTTCGGGTAATGGTGTGAACCCCTTCTTCCGTTACGGAGAAAGTTTCATCCGTAATGGCATAGGCGAAAGGGTCAGGACAGAAAAACTTTAGGTCAAAGGAGCCTGCCGAGCGGATGAGCCTTTCACAGTCCACCGCATCGTTCAGTCTTGCCATAAAGTATCTGTCCGGCACATCATCAAACACAAGCTGGCGTAACCCCTGCACGGGGTCAAGCCATGCTGCGATATCATCCAAGGCAGATACTAACGCAGTAAAATTAGCCTTGGGGTAAATATTACAGTGGACAGTGATTTCACGGTAATCGAAATCCGCACCGAAGTCTGCCACACCGTATTTACCCGGCACGGTGGTGGTAAAATTACGCATCTTACCACACACCTGCCAGGAAGTCAGGCGGGCTTTGATGCCCATGCTGCCCGACGTAATGTCATTGAAAATAAAACCCATAGGTCAAAACCCTCCTTTATGCCGTAGTGAAGTGTCCCTGTGCACGGGAGCCACTTTGAATCAAGTTGTAAAGTTCCTGGGAAATCTTGCGGATATCCTCTTCGCTTCGGACAATCATCTGCTGAATGGTAATCAGCGCTCCGCCACCCAATCCTGCACCGGATATCGTGTCGTTGCGGTTTACTGTTCCATTCACACTAAAGTCCGTAGGCAGTGCCGTGGTCATTTCATCTGCAAGACCATGCATAACATCGTTGATGTCCTTGCTCATGCCTTCAGCAGCGGCAACCGCATCCTTACCATTGGTATTGATTGCACCTGCCAGACCTTCCACAAGCATTTCACCGACCCATCCCATTTCCTTGGACGGAGATGCAATGCCGAAGAAGTCACAGATACCATCCCAAATGGAAGAAATCCAACCGGACACCTTATTCCAAAGCCAGGATGCCAGGGACTGGATACCTTGCCACAAACCACGGACGAGGTTTGCACCTACATCGGCAAGCTGTGATACTCCCTTGCCAAAGGCAGAAACCAAGCCGGACAGAATCTGCGGTACGGCTTTTACAATTTCCACGATGATGGTCGGCAGGTTCTTTATTAAGGAAATAAAGAGCGTCACACCTGCCTGTACGATTTGCGGAATGCTGTTAATCAGAGCATTGACCACAGAACCGATGATTTCCGGAATGGCTGCCACAATGGTTGTGATGATTTCCGGCAGTGCCTGGATAAGTGCAACAAGCAGGTCGATACCCGCCTGTATAATCTGTGGGATTGACCCAAGCACCGCTGTGATGATACCCTCAATAATCTGCGGGATTGCCTCCACGATTGCCACGATGATTTCCGGCAACGCAGATACTAAAGAAGTCAAAAGCTGAATGCCTGCATCAATAATCTGCGGAATCGCACCGATGACAAATTCCACGATGGCAAGAATAATGGAAGGCAGTGCCTCAATCAGCACCGGAATCGCATCAAGCAGACCCTGTGCCAATCCCATAATCAACTGCAACGCTGCATCCAAAATCATCGGCAGGCTGTCAATCAGACTCTGCACGATGGTAATGACTGCTTGCACTGCTGTTGGAATCAGCGTAGGAAGTGCCTCGCCGATGCCCTGCACCAAAGACATCACAATCTGAATGGCCGCATCAATCAGCAACGGCAGATTTTCAATCAGTGTGTTTACGATGGTCATCAGTGCATCGATTACCACGGGGATAAGTTTCGGCAGCATGGTAAGTATGGTGTTCAGCACCTGCGAAAACAGGTCAACCACGGTATCCAAAAGTGTCGGAAGAAGTTCTCCCACTGTTGCGAGCAGGGCATTCAGAGCCGTTGGCAGTGCCGCTATAATGTTTTCGATTACAGGCGTGATGTTGGTCAGCACATCCTGGAACGCATCCACCACATTGTTGCAGAGCATTTCAATGTCTGCATCTGCATTACCGAAACCTACGATAAGGTTATCGATGGCAGCCTTCATGGAGTTCAAAGAACCCTCAATGGTGTGTTCCGCCTCTGCTGCCGTTGCACCCGCCACACCCATGCTCTCTTGAATCACATGGATGGCAGAAACCACATCGGCA